GTTACCTTGATACATGACGATAATGAAGTATTCTTGAATGAATACTCAAGTCTCAATACAGGAACAGATTTGGGTTCATTCGACTTTTCTATCTTTGGTATAGAAGGAACATTAAGATACTTTCCAAATAATTTCCTTTCTGAAGATTACACCATTAATGTTATTTCTTATGGAATAAAAGATGATAGCACTGGAATTGGAAGTACATCTATTGGAAACTTAGTGGATTTGAGGTCTTCCACTACAGCAATTCCATCGGGAACATCTTCCCAAACAAATATTGTCAGTATTGGTGCAACTTATTCTACGTCAAAAATTTTAGTTCAGTTTGTATCTTCTGATGAAACTTATTATCAGTTTGAAGAAATAACTTTATTAAGTGATGGTAATAACGTTAGTATTTTGGAATACGGACAACTTTCAAATGCAGAAAGAGTTGGATATTCTACAGGTGGAATAGGAACTTATAGTGCTTATATATCTGGAGCAAACATAAATCTAGATTTTACTCCAAATGTAAGTTTGGCAACGACATATATTGTTAATACTTTAAGAGTTTCTGTTGCAAGCACAGATGTTGGAATTACTACTTCTTCACTAGAGTTTAATACTTGCGAAATAAGTTCTAATTTTGTAGCAATATCATCCTCACCTTCACCAACACAAATAGGAATATCAACATTCTCTACAGGTTATGAAAGTTCATACTATATCGTATCTGTTGAGGATGTTACAAATGGAGATCATCAAGTATCAGAAATTTTAGTTATTAATGACGGATCAAATGCATATATTTCTGAGTTTGGTGGAATAGGAACTTCTTCTGGTTTGGGAACTTTTGGTACAAATTATAATGCAATTTCCGGAACCACATTAAACTTTACACCAATAGCTGATGCTTCTATGAATGTAAAAATTTATAGAAATGCATTAAGAGTGGTAGATACTAGTAATGATTCTACTTCATTAAATCTGACAAATGCAAATATTGAAACTGACTTCTCAGAATATAGTGGAATTTCCAATTCTATTAAGAAATCATTTGACTTATTGCATAAAGGAACTCCCATTTTCCAAAGATCATTTGAATCGTCAGATCCCAATATTGTTAATATTGAAAATAACACAATTAAAATTCCAAATCATTTCTATGTAACTGGAGAAGAAATCAAATATGACTTCGGTCAAGGAAATGTAGTTGGAATAGAGACCACAACAATAGCTGGTATTGGCTCAACTGATAAATTGCCATCAAGTGTTTATGTTATAAAATTAAATGATTTAAACATAAGACTAGCGTCATCTGCAGAAAATAGCCTTAAACCAATTCCAGAACCTTTGGTTCTCAATTCTGTTGGTGTTGGGATACACACATTTACATCTACAAGACAAAATGCAAAATGTTTAATAGCAATAGATAACAATATTCAATCTCCAATAGTTTCTACTGCAGTAACAACAACTTTAGGTACAAGTTTTGCGGTTAATGAAGACCAAATAACCATATCAAATATAAATTCTATTTTTAGTGGAGATTTATTAAAAATAGATGATGAAATTGTTAGAGTAAATGCAGTTGGATTTGGATCTACAAATATTTTGTTAGTTGATCGTGGTTTTGTTGGAACAAATGCGGAAAATCATTCAATAGGAAGTACTGTTACAAAAGTAATAGGAAATTACAATATAGTAAATAATCAAATTAATTTTGCAGATGCTCCATATGGAAATACACCTACGAGCAATGAAGCAAATAGATCAGATCAAAGAGATTATATTGGAATTACGACGAGATCTACATTTAGTGGAAGAGTCTTTATGAGATCTGGAATTAATACAAGTGCTGGTGTATTTGAAGAAACATATTCTAAAAATTATATTTTTGATAGTTTATCCGAACAATTTGATGGCCTTACCAAGGAATTCACTCTAAAGTCTTCTGGAGAAGATGTTGCCGGAATCTCTTCAAGTAATGCGATTATTTTAATTAATAATGTATTCCAAGAACCACAAAGAATAGGTTCTGTAAATATTATTGGAAATTATAGTATAGCAGATAATGCAGGTATTAGCACCATAGAATTTGTCGGTGGAATATCATCAGTAGCATATGACATTAATAATGCAAATATTCCTAGAGGTGGAGTTATAATTTCTGTAGCATCAACACCTGGTTTTGGATATCAACCATTAATTTCTGCAGGCGGAACTTCAATAGTTTCTAGTGCAGGAACTATTTCGAATATTAGTTTGGGATATTCTGGTTCCGGATATAGATCTTTAGAAAAATATCAAATTATTACCAAAACTTCCTCAATCATTGGTTCTGGAAGCACTATAATTTACATAGACAATGAAAAAGGCGTTTTTGAAAAATTAAGATACTCTGATTCAAATTCCATAGGAATAGGATCCCAAAATATTCCTATTTTAGGAATTGGAAATACCTATGTTTTAATAGGATCAGCAAGCACTCTTTCGGAATCCATAGATTCTGAGAAGTCAGTTTTAGTATCTTTGAATTCTCCAAATGTGGGATTGGTAGATGTTGGTGTTAAAACATCGAGTAATGGAATATTAAATTATGAATTCATTGGATTTGCAACAGTAATTCCTGGAACCGGCAATATCTCATCTAACATCATTATTAGTAATCCAGGTTCTGGATATACAACATCAAACCCACCAATAGTTATTTTTGATAGTCCAAATAGTTATGATAATATCCCACTAATTTATTCTTCTGGACCTTCTGGAGTGGGAACCCAAGCAACGATTAATGTTGTTGTCGGACAAGATTCCAGTGTAATCGATTTTGAATTGGAAAATTTGGGATATTCATATAATACTTCAGAAATTTTGACAATACCCACTGGAGGATTAACTGGTATACCAACTGATCCATCAAAACCCTTCATCAATTTTGAATTAACAATAGATGAAATATTCACAGATATTTTCTATGGTTGGGCTATAGGCGATCTTCAAGTTATTGATAAAATAGAAAATCTATTTGATGGGGTTAGAAGAAACTTCCCGATCAAAATTAATGGAAATCAAACATCAATTAGATCTAAAACAGGTTCAAAAGTTGAGACTCAATACATACTGTTGATATTCCTGAATGATGTATTACAGGTTCCAGATATTTCATATACTTTTAATGGCGGAAGTACTTTTACTTTCTCAGATGCTCCAAAGGTAGGTGATACCTGCAAAATACTATTTTACAAAGGAACTGGTGATGTTGATGTTTTATTTGAAGATGTTTTACAAACTATCAAGATTGGGGACATAGTTCAAGTAACTAGTGACATTGTAGAACAAAGACAGACTGATAGATTGGTCACAGATATCATTGCTTCCGATTTTATAAACACAAATCCATATAATGGTGAAGGACTGGTTGCAGATGAAAATCTATTAAGACCTGTAAATTTGTGTAGACAAACTGAAGATAGGATAGTAAGTGGACAAGAAGTTGGTAAAGATAGAGAAATATACGAACCATCAATTCAACCAACAACAAATATCATACAAAATGTAGGATCTGCTTCAACAGAAATTTTTGTTCAGAGTGTGAAAATATTTTTTGATGATTTGAGAGAAAATACTAGCGAAGCTAAAAAATCTGTAATTAATTTAATATCTCAAGATACGCAGCAGGGATCATATGCAACTGCTAATGTTTCCACCTCGGGCACTGTTTCTTCTTTAAATTTGGTTAATGGTGGACTAGGATTTGCGACTACGCCAATTGTAACAATTGGCGATCCTGTTGGAGTCGGTTCAACAGCTATTGCGATTGCTTCTATTTCTTCTGGCATCGTTACATCACTCACCATTACAAATCCTGGATCCGGATATACATCTTCAAATCCTCCACAAGTTTTAATTGAATATCCAAAGATTGTTGTAGAAGAAATTATAGATGCTGATTATGATGGAGATTATGGAACAATTGTTGCGGTTTCTACAACATCTGTTGGAGTAGCATCTACTGGAATTGTCTTTGATTTGTTTATTCCAATAGATTCTTATTTGAGAAATGCTAATGTCAATGTTGGAATGGCAACCACTGGAATTAGTGGAATAAAAACAGACTATTACTTTACAATTTTTAATTCAAATATTGGATTTGGAGTAACATCTATAGATTCCACAAATTCTATCGTTGGAATTGGAACGTCGTGCCTAGATAATGTTTATAAAGCGGCTAGTGTTTCTATAGCACAAACAAGTGTTCCTGGAGTTGGAATAACAGATGTAACTAGAGTTGTTGTGAGCGTTTTAGATTACAATGGTTTGGTTGGTTATGGATATAGTGGTTTCTATGGTGAATTTAGTTGGGGGAGATTGAGTAATTTTATTAGAAAAAATCCATTAAGTTTTAATTCCTATAATACTAACGGTGTTTCTGGATTAAATACTTCAACTTTGGTCCAAAGATTAAATCCTCTGAGTTTTGTTGGTTATACAACAACTTTGTAAAAAACAACTATAAATAGATAAAAAAATGGCAAAAAATGTCTGCGATTATAACTGATCAACTTAGAATATTGAACGCCAAAAACTTTGTTTCGGCAGCAACATCAACTACAAATAATTATTATGCATTTGTTGGACTAACAAATGCAACAGATTATGATCCCAATTGGGACTCATTACCTCCTACACCAAAAGACAATTTTGATCAGGAAAATGACTATTGGGACACAATGATTGCGTTGAAAAAAATTTCAGCGGGTGATGTTAGACAGGTAGTTAGAAAAAATATTTGGACTTCCGGAACAACATACGATATGTATAGTAATGACATTAGTAGAACTAATGTTTCTGTTCCATCAAATTCTACTAGTCTATATTCATCAAATTTTTATGTTGTAAATAGTGATTTTAGAGTTTACATCTGCTTGTATAATGGTATTGATCCAGAAAATCCTTCTGGAAGACCTTCACTAGATGAGCCAAAATTCACAGACTTAGAACCCAGATCCGCAGGAAATAGTGAAGACGGATATATTTGGAAATACTTATATACTATTAAACCAAGTGAATTGATAAAATTCGATTCTACTAATTTTATTCCAGTTCCTATAGATTGGGAAACAAACCCAGACTATGCACCAATAAGAGATAATGCGGTAAATGGGGGGCAGATTAAAATTATAAGAGTTTTGGATAGAGGTGCAGGTATCGGAACTGCAAATAGAACATATACAAATGTTCCAATATACGGGGATGGTTCTGGTGCAGAATGTACGGTTGTCGTTAATAGCGATTCTGTAGTACAATCTGCAATCGTAACTAATGGAGGATCTGGGTATACCTATGGTACTGTTGACTTAGTTACAGGCGGAGTTCCTTCTGGAACATCTTCACCATCTCTTAAAGTAATTATACCACCACAGAGGGGTCATGGATACGATATTTATAGAGAATTGGGAGCCTATAGAGTATTAATTTACTCTAGAATAGAGAATGATGCAGAAAATCCAGATTTTATTATTGGAAATAAAGTTGCGAGAGTTGGAATTGTAGAGAATCCACTATCATTCAATTCTGAAGATTTTCTAACACAAAGTAAAGTTAGTGCTTTATCCGCACTTAAATTAGTTGGAGTTGGATATAGTTTTGCGAGTTTCACCCCAAATTCCTTTATTACTCAAACTGTTGGACTGGGTTCTACTGCAGTTGGGAGAGTAGTATCTTATGATAAAAATACAGGTGTTTTAAAATACTGGCAAGATAGAACACTAGTTGGATTTAATAGTAATGGAACATTGAACCCAGATCCAATATATGGTTTTAATCTCAATTCATTTACAGCGAATCCATCTGATGGTGGATCAATAAGTATTGAGTCCCCTCAGGTAAGTGGTCTTGGAATAGATACATCCTTTACTGGCATAACTACTACAATAAATAATAGAAAATATTTTCTGGGCCAAAATTTTGTTGAGGGTGTTTCTAATCCAGAAGTGGAAAAGCACTCAGGAAATATAATTTACGTTGACAATAGACCTTCGATAACAAGGTCACCAAATCAAAAAGAAGATATCAAAGTCATTTTGCAGTTTTAGAAATTATGCCACAGCAAACTAATCTAGACGTATCACCATATTTTGACGACTTTGATAAGGAAGATCAATACTATAGAGTTCTTTTTAAACCTGGACAACCGGTTCAGGCAAGAGAACTAACAACCCTACAGTCAATTCTTCAAAATCAAATAGAACAATTTGGAGATCACTTTTTTAAAGAAGGATCTATTATAATTCCCGGAAATATAAATTATATTGATAATTATTATGCAGTAGAAATTCAAGAAAATTATCTTGGAGATCCAGTATTATCTTATCTTCCTTATTTAATTGGAAAGATAATTAGAGGATCAAATAGTGGAGTGAGAGCTGTTGTAGTTGGAGTTATTACTGCAGATAACTCTGAAAGAGGAACTGACACTTTATATGTCAACTTTTTAAATTCGGATACTTCTACCAACAGTTTTCAAGGATTTTCTTCGGTAGAGACTTTAATTTTAGAGCAATCGTTAGTTGAAACTAGTACAATTGATGATGAAGTAGAAATTGTTATCCCAGCAAATCAAGGTTTTGCTTTAACTATTGAGGGTAATCCAAACTCTATTGGTTCTGCTGTTAGTTTGTCGGAGGGTGTTTACTACTTAAGAGGACATTTTGTTACAGTTGAAGATCAGGTAATTATACTAGATCAATATTCAAATAATCCTAGTTATAGGATAGGATTTGAAGTTTTTGAAACTATAGAATCTTCAGATGATAATTTTGATCTTAACGATAATGCTAGTGGATTCACTAATTTTTCTGCACCAGGTGCCGATCGTTTACTAATAGATGCAGTATTAACAAAAATTCCATTAAATGAACCTATAAAGACTTCATCTGTAAATTTTGTACAGATTTTGGAAGTTAGAAATGGAGTTTTGCAAAGACAAATTAATAATCCAGATTATAATGAAATAGAAAAAGAATTTGCAAGGAGAACGTTTGATGAATCTGGAAATTATTATGTAAAATCTCCTTCAGTTTTTGTAAAAGAGACATTAGACAATCTGAAAGGAAATAATGGAGTATTTAAAGAAAATCAATTAACTTATAATGGTAATGTAGCATCAGAAGATTTAGGAACATATGTTATTTCTCCACTCAAAGCATTTGTTAGTGGTTTTGAAATTGATGTTTTAGGAACTACATATCTCGACTTTGAAAAACCAAGACAAACAAAACTTTTGCAGGGACAAAGTTTAAATTATGTTACTGGCCCAACATATACTCTCAATAGAGTTCATGGATCTCCTTCACTGGGAATTTCTACCTCTTATTCCCTGAGTCTAAGAAATTCAAGAGTTGGCACAAATTCTATAAATGCCGCAGGAAAAGAAATTGGACTTGCTAGAGTTTATGATTTCGCACTAGAATCCGGTTCATATAACACTTCAGTACCAGATGCAAATGAGTGGGATATTTCTTTATATGATATTCAAACTTATACTGAAATTTCACTCAATGAACCCATCACACTAACTGCACCGACATATATTAAAGGAAAATCTAGCGGAGCTGTAGGATTTTTAAGATTTAATGCATCTAATTCGGGTATTATTACTGCATATAATACAAAGGGTACTTTTGTTGTTGGTGAAAAATTTATATTTGATGGAATAGAAAACAATAGAGTTTCTACAGCAATAACTGCGTATTCAACAAATGATGTAAAATCTCTCTATGGAATTGTTGGTGGCGCATCGACATTTACTGCAGACGTTAAGCAATCTACTTTAAGAAATGTTGGCCTTGTAGAAATTACTGCAGGTGCAGGTGGAATAAGTACCGTAACTTCATCGGATTTTATTTTTACTGGAATTGCAACTTCTGGAAATACTGTTGCATTTTCAAATCCCGGACTATCTGCTGTTTCTTTTGCAAAAATTGAAACAGTATCTGATAGTGAACTAACAATTTCTGGAATAGCAACTGTATCTGGTGTATGTGATGGTGGTTTGCCTACCACAGATATTACGCCAAGTGATTTTAGAATCCTATTTTCTAATTTCCAATCTTCATCTGATAATACATTATATACAACTCTACCTAGTAGAAATATTGCATCGGTAGATCTAACAGGTTCTACATTAACTATAAGAAAGCAATATGATGTTACTATTAGTAGCAATGCAACGAATACGATTATTGCGGAATCAGATGAGACATTTTTGCCATATGATGAAGAAAGATATGTTTTAATTTCAACTGACGGAACCACTGAAAGACTAAGTTCAGATAAACTTATATTCTCCAGTGGTGGGAGAGAATTGACAGTATTTGGACTAGAAACTTCTTCCGGAACGGGTAAATTAATAGCTACATTAAGAAAGACTGATATTGATTCAAAAGTTAAAAATAAAAATAGAGTCCAATCTATTATCGTTGATAAATCCAAGTATGGTTATTCTGGAACTGGTTCAACTACCAATAATGATGGATTAGTTTTTGGTACATATCCATATGGCACTAGAG